TGCACGTTAAAGTCCTGTCTACACCATCATTCCATGTCACGGTTAATGAGGTTGGATGAATATAAGTGTGGGCTAATTGCTTGGTAATTTCACCTGACAAACTCGCGCCTGCTCTATGCGTGTAATCAACCTTTTTACCCCACGCGAACATAATTTCAGAGCCAACATCGGGCAATGCCGCTAGTGTAATAGCCACTGAACCAGTTAAATAATTGATTGTTCCCGCACCTGTTCCAGCCGCACCCGTTAAACCACCCGCCGCGTTATCGACCAACTCATACCAGTTACCCAACGCCATATAAGACACAATCAATGCACCTGGTTGTGGTGGTGGATTAATGTTGAGCGTATAAACAAAGGAACGACTGGTATCAGTGACAGGAATAGAGTCGGTATCAGCAACGACCAACGGCACACCAGCAGGCATAAAGTGCGCTGTTTTTGTACCACCAATATTTGGAGCAGTCGCACCAAAAGAAATAATACCCGCTGTATAGTCAATCGTACCAACTGACACGCCGCCTATTATTACTTGCCCTGCATTATCGGTAATAACACCACCGCTATACTCGATTGATAACGAACTAGGATAACAAGGTCGTCCTAAGTACACATTAACCGCTGAACCTATCGTATGATCAAACGTGATTGAAGTAGTCCCCGCCGCCGCTGGAATCATTGGTGTGGTATTACCCGCCGCCGTTAAGTCAATCAACGGGGTTTGCGACTGCGAACTAGGCACAACCTGTGAATACACGCTATCGACCATCACGCTGTAATCGCCTAACGATGCCGATGTTTTCAAAGGACGCGCTGAATAATACTTTGCCGCGTTGGCTACCGTAGTGCGATACAGTACCGATGCAGGTGTCATACCATCATAGCGACTCATTTCAGTGCCTTGAAAGTCATACTCTAATGGGTTAGCCAGTTCGACACTCACCACCCGACGCTTAAAAACCCCTTGAGTATCGGTAAATTCCTGCACCACACTGGTGACGGCTACTACTCGTACATACTGTTCGGTATTGTTTGCCGCTTTCAGGATTAAAAACACTTCACCATTGGTGGGTACAGCCGCTGATTCACTTTGAAAAATCGTCAAGGTTTGTGAGCCTTGATACTGAGTGCCATACAGAAAGCCTAAATACTTAGCACCTTGAGCGCGATAGTTTTCAATTCGTGCCGCCGCTTCAGGACGGGTATCAAAATGGTCACCTGTTTTAAACAGATTAACGCCCAGTTTTTGGTCTTTGGGTAATTTGCTCAAAATGACATGAGTGCCTAAGAATGGCTCATCGGTTTGGGTGCGGACGGCGGCAAAAATCTTGCGTAAACCCACATGGCCATAAACGCGGGCAAGGTGCGGAATATCGCCAAAGATGTTATTTGATTGCCCATCGACAATGACGGATTCAACCAAGCCACCACCGCCCTCAGGACTATCCGCCATCACTTCAGAGGCTAATAGCCGTAAATCGCCTGTTAAAATCGCCATAGTTATACCTGTATTAATCTAATAATGAGTGAGTACACATCGTCTTCTTCCATGATCCGATAATCTACAATGGGTTTGGCTTCTATCGGCTTATCGGCATTGCGGAATCGAACGCTAAACGTGCGCGCATCGGGTAGCACCAACGTTATCGGAGCAGTGATAGTGAGCTTTGCATAGAGGGCATCAATTTGTTCACGCGTTGCCCAGCCATGATCAGCATCACCTGATAAAGTGATAGGTCTACCTGATAATTTTTCTGCGGTTTCAACGACCAATGCCCCACTTAATGCGTAAGACTGCGATTGCTCAGTTGGAGTCCAGTCATATTCATCAGTCCATAGCAAATCAGGTGGTAATACCAAGCCATCTAGCGTTAAATCCGTCATTGTTTAGTCACTCCACTGACTGTATTTAATTCGTCAAAAAAACTGGCAAAGTTAGGGTCTTGTGATTGCCCTGTTACTGATTTTGAGCCATCGGGCGAAACAAATTTAACCGTTGATACTTTGCCCGCTGGTGTGGGCGTTGAACTGCTACGCGATACCATAGGTGAAAAGTTTGCAGGGGTAATGCTTGGTAATGATGGCGGGGCAATAGTCGGGGGTATTGCCGATGTTGGCTTTGCTGGTGTTGGTGCTTGCTCTACGGGTTGTGCGGGAGTGGATGAACTAAAGCTTGCTGAAATATCTTCCATCGCTAAACTGGCTCTGGCTTTTTCTTCAAACGATGATGATAAAGTGGTAATTACCTGACTGGCTTTAACGCCATTCAAATACATATCCCGCCATTCCAGCGGCAAACCATTAGCTTTTAGATATTCCCCAACCCGATATTCAAATCGGCGTTCCTGACCATTTGGATCAGTACTGCCCGATGTCGAACCAGACATACGCCAGATAATCTGATTACGCGGGTCATTAAACACAGCTACCGCTTGTTCGTAAGCCTGTTTTTTCAGCTCATCAACTTTCTGTTTAACCTTGTCATCACCTACCAAGCCACCGCCTGCATAATGCGCAATAGCAACAGGATTAGAGCCGTAGTTAATCGCATCAAACGTACCTTTGCCGTATTGAGCGACTTTATCGGCTTTAATGACATACTCACCATTGGATAACATGGCAGGTATTTCATCGCTAGTCCCTGTGCCTTTACCGCTAATTGCACCCTGCTTTTTAGTAAACCCACCATTGGCATAGTGATAAACCATACCGCCTGTAGCGTGAGCTTGCGTGCGAGTTTCTACCACATTGATAGTATGCGTAGATGAAGTAGGCTGTTTAATGCGGGCAATGGCATCATCAACAGCTTTGGTATTTGCAGTAACTTTTAACTCTGTACCGTTTTTAGTCGCGGCTTCAATATCAGCAATACGAGCGCGGACTTCCTCAAGACTTAATTTGCGTTTATTCGCTTCAGCGGCGGCGGTATTCGCCATATCCGTTTCAGCTTGCTTTGCACCTTCTAAGGCTTGGATAGTTAGACCAACCGTGGCGTTATATTGCCGCTTGGCTTCACGCGCGGCTTCGGTATCTTGATTCGCTGATACCGCCGCTTTCTTTTCAGATTGGGCGAATTCTAATGCTAACGCCTGTGTTTTTTTGCCTAGTTCAGCGGCTTGGGAAAATTCGCCTTCAGCAAGCAGTTTTTTGAGTTGTGCTGTATCAGTTACCAGTTGACGACGTTTAGTCTCAGTCACTTCACTGGCAGTTAAACCCAGTTGATCTAAGGCTTGGTTATTAGTTGTTTGCGCTTGTTGCAGGGCAATAATTTCATTCAAAAACCCAATGGCTTTATTACGATGTTCTTGTTCAAGTGCAATGAGGTTTTTGATTTGCGCATTGGTCGCTGTTTCAATTTCAATCAGTGCGGTGCGCTTAGCGACTAATTCATCGGTAGTTAAAACTTTCTTTTCAGTGGTTGCAGTGCGTAAGCTGGCTAATTCTTCATTCAGACGTTGATTAGTCAACAAGCCGATAGATTGTTCGGTCTGTAATTTTTGCTCAAAGGTAAACCGTTCGATTTGCTGTTGAGTTTGTGCAACATTGGTATAAAGCCGTATTTTTTCTGCTTCGTTTTCACGAATAGCGGCAATAACGCGGTCTCGACTGTCCTTTTGAATCTTTTCTATGTCATCAGCACGTTTTTTAGCGGCTGAAACATCATCAACAGGCGCAACATCAACGCCAGTATCGGCGGCTCTTTTATCAGCTTCTGCTAATGGCTTTTCACCGCGTTTACGTTTTAAAGCAGCATCGGTTTTAGCGGCGAATTTATCTAGTGCATCGCCTTTAAACGCTTCATTAAATCCCTGCCCTACTGAGTCAGAGAATTGTTGCATATTGGCTTTGGTGCGATTGGTAAATTCATCCATTGATTTACCAACACCGTTACCTGACAGTACATCTTCGACTAATTGCACCCCAGCACTCATTTCAACGGCAATTGCACCCCAACCTTGAGCGATTGATGTAGTTGCAAAACCTATAGCTGAAACAAGCTGTAAGATAATACTGGTGGATTTTTTAAACGCGACACTGATTAATTCGCCCACATCAGCTATGTCATAAGCCGATTTTAAGAACTCATCAAATGCGTCTTTGGCATTACCGATGATGTTAATCATCGGTTCAAATGTGCTTAATACCACATCCCACGCCGCCGCGATTATTTCCCCGACCGTCGCAGTGGTATCACCAAACTTAACGACTTTAGGTAATAACGCGGCAATACCTGTTGCCAGTAAAGCAATTGCACCAATGGCTAAGCCTAGTGTGCCGCCAAATAACCCAATAAGCACAGTCTTAAAAAGTTGTAACGCGCTACCTGTACTGATAAAAGTCCAAAGCGAGGTAGTTGCAAGCGTGACTGATGAGCTTAAATATAAAAATGATGCACCGATTGCCGCCATTCGTGCGGTAAAAGCGGGGCTTAATAAACCAACAGCCGATAAACCAAGGCTTAATAGTCGCAACGCACCGCCCAGTGATAAAACTGTACCTGCTACCTCGATAAAGGTTCTAATGATCGGGTGGTTTTGGGAAAACCGATTAGCGGCATTAACAATACCCGTGAAACCATCAATAGCCAGTTTAACGACTGGCAAAAAAGTATCGACCATGCCAGCCGATAATATTTTAATCGCATTCCATAGGACGGTTGTTTTTGCTTCAGCGGTTTCAATTTGCTTGGCATAGGCTTCATGAACACTGCCACTATAAGCGGTTGCATCGGTAGCAGATACTAATGCTTGCTTGAGTAAATTGGTGTTATCAACTAATTTTGCCAAGGCAATAGAATCTTGTCCTTTGCCTAATAGCTTGGTTGCAATGTCCAAACGTCCTGCATTGCTCATACCGTGCATGGTATCAAGCAACTGCATTAATGCAGGTAGTGGCTTATCTTTAATATCGACGGCTAATTTTTCAGCCGATGTTCCCATTGCCGCCAAACCATCTTGAAAATCTGGTGTTTGATTTTTAGCGTTTTGCAATGCCGATAATAAATTAACCAAGCTGGTTCGCGCGGTTTCAGGGGCTTCGCCTAACGATAACAACGCCCCTGTTAAGGCAACGGTTTCGCCTTTCATTAAGCCAAAGTTTTTGGCGGCTGTCGCAACCCCCATTGACAGCACTTCCATGATGTCGATTTCTTTAACTTTACCAGGCAAAGTATCAGCAACCGTGTTGACCTGATCGCTAAAGCTGGTCAGCCCTTCTTCAGTTAAATTGAGCTGGGTTTGAATCGTGCCTAATTTTTCGGCTAAATCTTGTGCTGGTATTCCTAAACCAACAACACCCTCTGAAACGGTTTTAACAAATGCTGGAATGCTTTCAACCGACTTCCCCATTGCCCCTGCAACGCTGGCAACGGCATTTAATCCCTGAACAGGAACAGCTAAATCTGTTGATGAAAGGTCATTAAGCGTTTTATTGAGTTCTTTTAACTGCTCGTCAGTCCCTGCAATAGTTCGTGATGCCGCGCTAAAACTGGCTTCCTGACTAAATGCCTCTCTTAATTTTAAAAAGCCCGCTGTTGCATTGACCAAAAAACTTTTAACGGACTTTTGAGCCTCATCAATCCCTAGCTCATTAGCAATAAAATCTTTTGTCGCTTCTGTTAAGCCTTTTGTTGCCTGTATTGCCGAATTTGCTGATTCAATCCAGTCAGAAAAAGTTTTTTTATTGGTTTCTTCAGTTGCATTGCCAAGGCTTTCAACTTCTTTGCTGGTATTTTTTAGATTTAATTCCGCGCTTTCAGTTAAGGCTTGAACTTTTAAATTCAACTCTAAATCAGACATTTTTACACCGTGATTTTAAAAGCGCATTGAAGTTATTGGGTATGGCATTAAACGTGCGTTTATGCGATTGTGTTTGAGGCGTTTTAATAGCGAGTTTAGGCATAACCCATAAATTAATAGGCGGTAACTTAAATTCTGCCCAAATGATGTGTGCCATGACTAGCCTATACTTTTAAAAGCATTCTTTCGTAGGATTTTGCTAGGTCTCTAATGGTATAGGCTTTGTCTATGCCATTAATGCAACGTCTAGCATTGATGTAATCGGCTTTATCTTTATTGATGTAGTCAGTGATTTTTTTACCTGTAAATGCGCCTGTTTTAAAGCCATGTACAAGTACAAATAAGGCTATGTCTGGATCAAGTGCCATTTCAGGAAACTTTAATAAATCAACGCCTAATAAATCGCCATATTTTCTATAGTTTTTATCCCATGTCAGTTGCACAAAGCCACGACCGTAATAGGGATAGTAATTTGCATGATGCTCTTTTAAATACGCATCAGGTTCTTTTAGCCAGTAGGCTTCGGTAACGGGTTTTAAGGTATGGTTGGTTTCATGATCTGCGGTGGCAAGGACATAAGCAATTTGTGTAGGTAAGCCAATCTCTTGATTGATACATTCTTGTTTGATTGCTTCAATGGTGGTGGCTTTGGTGCTGAAATCTGCAACGGAATTAATCATGGCTAACCTATTTATCTTTGTATAAATCTTGCACGGCTTGGAAAAACGACCAGCCATAATCCCAGACGTTTTGATGGTTGTGCGAAATAAGATGTATGCAGGATTGATCTAGTTCTTCAGTGATTTTTGATAATTTTCGGGTGTCTTTTAACTGACTAGTAAACGCTTTTTTACCTTTCGACCCGTTAAAAATTGCATCGTTAATAAACAAAAACCGCGCGGCGATTAGCTCATTTTCCGATGCACTAGGCTCACCAGAAATGTCTATCAGTCCGCATTCTTGCCAGCATTTATCCCATTCTGTACTGTCAACCTCACTGATCAGCCTATCGCCATCCTGCATAAGGCTTATCAATGCTTGCTTAAAATCCACTGCTCTGACTTCCCGAATGGTAGCCAGTCCGTTGCTAGCGAGTTTGATTTTAAGCTCTGCTCGCATGGCTACATATATTCGACAGTAAACGCTGAGGTTTTGCCTGCAACTAAGTTAGCCCGACCTTTGAACTTGAACTCCACGAATTTATCACTCATAAAGTCAATACCTGATTCAGAAGTCAGCAAGGCATTATCAACAGTGATAACAAGTGTTTTGCCGTCATCAAGGTTGCGACCATCTAGCACGATTTCGCCCTTGATTTGCGGCACTGTACCGCCACTGACTTTCCAGCCATCAATTGCCCCGTGGGCATAATCAACTTTAAGGCTTTGATCAGCAGTAATTGATCCGCCCACTTTCGCCATGATGTTACCCAGCGCGTAGTTGACTTCATAATCAGTACCTTCAACGTAAGTTGTTGATGCCAACGAATTGGTAACAACAACAGACGCGGATGTTAAATTGCGATTTAACAACGGAACAAATACGCCTAATTTGGCAGTAATCACTTCATCAGTTACTGTGCCGCCACCCACTGTCAGTGTTGCCGCATCGCCCATCAATGCCATCGCTAAACTGTCACGGTCAAAGTTTTGAATCGTCAGTGATAATTCAACAGGTTTTGGAATAGCAATCGACGCAGTAACCTGACCATAAAGACCTTTGTCTTTGCTGGTTTGCTCTTTAATATCTGAGTTGGTTTTGATTTCAAGTTGCGCAACACCAATGACTTTCTTACGTCCAGTCGGGATGCCATTAATATCTAAACGGTTGAAGTACAGTGTGCCTTCGGCTAATAATGCGGGCATAGCTTAATCCTCTTTGTGTGGTTTAATTTCTGGTTTTAGTTTGGCTATGCCATGACTTAGCAACCATTTACTTTGTGCGAGTGTGACATTAATCACATCACCTTTTTTCTTTTGTTCGCCTAAGTGGCTATGTGGTGCAAGCAACAACACATCGACACGGTTTTCTTCAATCATTGGCTTATCTCTTGGTTAATTGCATCAATAATCATTTGCTGTAGTGCTTGTTTGTCGTTATCAGTGACACCTAAAAACGACCGTGCAGGAATAACAATATCCCATGATGATTTAGTCGTAATGCCTTGTGCCTCTCTTAGCTTATGAATAAGAAAACCAGCTTTGCTGATAGTGTACTTAGTCATAATTTCATTCATCGTCGGCTTTCTTTTGCCAACTCTGTAACCTAAATCAAGCAAGGTCTTTGCTTGTCTTCTAGTTGCCATTACTGCATTGATACTGCCTGCCTGTTTATTTTGTGCAGCAGTAAATGTAGTGGTTTGTCCAAATTGTTGAGCGGCGGCTATCTGTGCGGTTTTATAATAATTAAACCCGATAACTGCGCTATTATCCGTCACCGATAAAGCCCGCAATCTTGCTTTTAACCCTCGCAACATCTTTTTTTTCGATTTACTCTTTCGTGCTTTAAATGCCGAATTTGATAAATCTATCTGCGCATCAATACGTTGTTTGCTAAATCCGACAACCGCATTGCCAAGTTTTTCTAGTAGCTTGGTTCGCATCACCGTACTTAGACGGTTGAGCTTATCCTGTAGAGCCGCGTCGCCAGTTAGGGTTATCATAATTAGCACTAATGATGTAACGTTGTTCAAATTGTTCAGCAGGATTATTACTATCTGCTAAACGGTATTTTTTGTTGTTCCAGTGATAAATTCCCGTGTCATCCAAGATGGCAAAAACAGGCTCACGAAACGGAATAATCAACTCAATAGCCAGCGTCGAATCGCTTTCTAGTTCGGTGTTAATGTCTGGATTTGCTAAAGGGACTAACACCCCATTATTGCGTTCTATTTTGTATCGGTATGGGTGTGGGTCATTGGCTAACAACCAACAGGCTAATAAGCCGAAAACCCTTTCAGGTGGACAGGTAACAGGGAATCTCTCAATACGAACAATCGCAGAATATTCCTGATCATATAAACAAATAACGTCTTCTCTACCATTGACGGGATAAGCCACTGGTTTAAAGTTTTCGTAAACGTGAAAAGATTCAACATTTTCAGCGGCTACAAAATCCAGCTCTTGAATAATGAAAGCAACTAACGCGCTTAGCTTTCTCATATCAACACCGCAAACGGGGTGACTCGTGAGCTTGGGTTATAAGTTATTCCAAGCTTTTTAAATATAAACGCCACTGCATCATGACTACGATTTAGCCAATACATTTCTGTTTCTGGTGCTTCTTTGGCTAGATTTTCAGCTGCCGCTTTGCGATTCATGGTCATGAACTGTTGTAGCAGGTTGGCTTTTGCATAACAAAAAACCGCTTCCTGATATTTCTTAATCAGCACTTCAACACCGCCAATTTGTTCAGAATTTTCCGCGCAATATGTCGCTAAATCAGCATAAGTAATTAGCAGATTACTCACTGGTATCAATTGGCTATTAACGTCAATCATGGCTAATATCAATCCGTCTTTAATCACATCATCAGCATATTCACTAGGGATACGATACGATGTTATAAAATCAGCGATGGCTAAATCAGGGAAAAAACCATTGTTAGCAATAGGCTCTAATGTGGTTGCATTCGGTTTTCCTGAATATGGATTAGTCATCATCAGCAACCGAATCTAAATGCCCGCAATAAGGGCAGTAAAATTTTGATGCAGTTGCCAATTCAGTTATACCGAATCTACCTTGGCATTTAGCGCAAATGAGTTCAATCATTGGTTTAAATCTGCTCTCATATCAATACGACCGCGTTTTTCAATCACATTGCTAATTAATGCGCTGAGTTTATTAAATGCCTCAGCCGATTCTTTTCTATCTTGAGCCGCCATTACCATCATCTTGTCAATCTGCGTGGTAAACGTTGCCGTTACTTTTTCAATACTGGCATCATGTGAGGCGTTGATGCGCTCTATTTGTTTGGTATGTTCATCATCTTTTCTGCTTTGTTCACGGACTAACCACCAAATAAAGAAAAGCAAAATGACACATAACGCTCCAAATGCGCCAGATTCAATAATTTTAGTACTCGCTGTTTCAGGGTTCATACTGACTCATCATTAATGCCAGCCCGTGACGCTTCAAACTGCATAATGACTGTTGCAGTCATACCGTTTTAACGCCCGTGCTGGACTTGCGAGGAAATCGTTTAATTCAAACAAATAAAGGTAGTTACTGTCGAACCACCCACGTTACCGCTTGCCGCTTGGATTTCAATCCTTTCCCAACCGCTCACATCGAGTGTGACGTATCCAGAACCCACGGCTTGCGTAGTTAAATCACCGCTAGCATCAACGACCATCCCTGCTGGGGATGTAAAATCACCCGCCGCGCTGAATAAGGTCATAAGTGTGCCATCGGCATGATTGCGCCCTTTGATGACAAATTGATCCAGTGCGTGACTTGCAACATTGAATGAGGCTGTCATGCGCTCATAACCTGCTAAATTGACGATAATCAATGAGGTTAAGGTTTCCAGCACGCTCACAGCGGCTGATTTTTTAAATGTGGCTCTTTCTCTCATCTCTGTTCCCTAAGTTCTGGCTTTCGCCGTGGTTAATAAGGTTTTCGCTCCCCAGCCATCGGGGTTAATCGTTTTGGCTTTTTCCAAATACTCGACGACGGTATTAAAGTGTTCAGCGGCGTTATGATGCTTTGCCGCCATGACTAATACTTTTGAAGCAACAGGCGGCGATAACTCCCAACTATCCAACTTAGCCACTACTTCATCAATCAATGGCAAGGCGGTTTTGTTATCATCCAGTTTGGCTTTAGCCCAGTCATACATCCCATCACAGACAAAAGTTTGAATATCTCGACGATTAAAGCGTTCTGGCATTTGTTGATGTGGCATGAGATAAAACGCCAGCTTTAACGCAGGTTCTATGTCTTCCACATCAAACAGCCAGATCATAAAATGCACGGCTACATCATTCGGGTAGTTGTGTCCTTGTTCGACATAATCCCAAACAAATTCACGGTAAGTTTCCAGTAAATTAACTTTTACCCGTTGCCGTTCTTCCATTACTTTAATGGCGGATAGCTTGGCTAGGTCTACACTCATCGCCGTTTGATAGTGTGCCAATGACAACACAGTAGAACTTAGCGGTTTTTCAGTGAGCGTACTGGGTTGTGCTTGTTCTTCCCGTTCCCGTTGCCGCTGTTTAATGCGGTCGCCTGTGCTTTGCCACATGGTCTTATGCCGTTGCTATTGTGATGTTGTCAATGTAAGACGCGGCTTTAAAATCTTCGACCACATAGCCTTCATTGCGTTGGTTGTAATCGCTAAGCATATTCTTTTTCGGCTCGTCGATTTGTTGCCGTCTCCAGCTTGATGTTTGGTAGTACACAGCTAAGTTGGATAACGGTGTGACTAAGATTTTGCCGCTAGGAAACGCAGGCGGTGTTTGGCACGCTAAGCCGCCGTAAGTTTGTACGACTTTGCCAATTTTCTCTTTTTCAACCGCACTACCGCCTAAATCTGCGTAATACTTGCCTTTAGACGCATTGACTAAATCACGGCTAACTAATGCCACCAATTCAGTGCTGTCTTGGTAATACACGGCTAGTCGAGTGACTGCATCATGTACCAACGAATCCAGATTAGGAAAATCATTGCCACCTAGTTCAACTGGATCATTTACTGTTCCCGCTAAATATTGGCTGCCGCTGTTGTAGTCCTTGATTTGCTTCAACCAGCCGATGTTCACATCTTCACCGTTCGGTGATGTGCTTTTATTAGTTGTTGCCGCCGCGCTTGTGCCATGCCAACCAACACGAATTAAATCCATTGCCAGTGCTTTTTTAATGGCCCTGTTAATCCGTTCTTGAAAGTCTGGAAACTTAGACCATGAATTTAACAAGGAATAAGGGATACCGATGTCTGAATCAACGGTATACAGTTGATAACCTTTTGCCAAAGGGTCTACGAAGTTTTTCGCTGAACGTTCGCCATCGCCGCTGGTATCGGTTCTCGATACCACTAGGCTAGTGACTGACATACCCACTTTTTCGCCTTGCACATCATCAACAGGTTGAATGCCGATACTGCTTAAGAACGGATCAGCTTCTTCAACCATCAGATCATAAATAGTTTGCGCAATTGAAGGGGTTGCGCTGTACATTTGCCCAGGTTGCGCAGCATAGGTTTGTGCAGTAGCGGCGATGTACGCGTATAAAGCCGCTTGTGCAGTTGAATTTAGTGTTGTTCTCATGATGTGTAATCCTTGTGCGATTTAGTTCGTGCCGTGCTTAAGCCAGTTTTGCTGAGGTTGCGCCGTCACCTTGATTGCCAGCAGGTGGGGTACCGCCTGCTTCTTTCAGCGCGTTATTTAGCGATAATTCCAGTTTTTCCACCTGGTCTGTCAATGCGGTAAATTTAGTCGCTTGCTCGGTTTCTTTTGCAGAAAAGGCTTCGATCGTGGCTTTCAATTCAGCATTTTCGGATTTGAGTGCGTCGATGTCTGTGGTGTCTGGTTTAGCACTGGTAAATGCTTCGACTTTGGTTTTCAAGTCATCTAATTGTTGCTTTAATTGTTCGACTTCTTGCTTTGTCATGTCTGATTGCTCATCGGTAGGTTTTTCTTGTGAACTAAGAAACTGTTTGATCAAATCAAACAAGCCTTTTTCGCGTTCGTCGGTAAATTGCTTGGTTTCGGTTTCGGTGTATTGGCTTAAGAAGATGTTTTCTTTTGCCGCTTGTTGGCTAAAGCGGATTTCAGTTGTCGCAACACTGGCAGGTTCGTTAGTTGCACCTAAACCTGTTAAATACCACTTACCTGTTTTTCTAAAATCAGGAGTCAGTTCCATTGAGGTAAACCAGCCCTGATCATAAATACTGTTTTCAGCCAGATAGTTTCGGTTAGGTTGCAATTGTGCGAATAAATCAACACCACCTTCATCATTGTTAGCCGATTTCAACGCTAACACTTTGCCTAAATGACCACCCCAACGCTGGTGTTCTAGCCAAATCAGCGCGGTGTACAGTTCTGGATTGTAGGATTCTGCCGATTGTGTCAGTGCAACGGGAGAAATATCACGACCGTCTACCGTTGCGCCGCTTCTGCCAATTCTTAGCCAGTCTGTTGTTAATTTTGTTGTCATCTTAGCCAGTCAGTTTGTTAATTTTTGGCTAGTGTGCGATTATTTTTAATGCCTTTCAAACAACAAAATATCTAAGAATGTCTATTTTAATCAAATAGATAAGCTAAGATTCATTGCCATTATTTAACCCTGTCATAAGTGCATAAAATGCACCCATGACAACTAAATCACCTCCCCTTTCAAAACGCATAATTGCTAAATACCTGTATTTACAGGGACTGACTATTCTTGAGATTTCGGCGCAAATTAAAACCTCGCCAACAGTCTTAAGGCGGTGGCGTGACGATCAGAAATGGGATGATGATTTACCGCCACCGTCGGTTTTAGACTCACTGTCCAGACAAATTTGCCGCTTAACTGAAAATCCGAAAAAGACCACGCTTGAGGTCGCTGAATTAAAAGTGCTGTGCAAAGCGTTAATGGAACTAACCAAGAGCGAAGCTGAAGCGATTAAATTAAAAGCCGAAGCCGAAGCACTGAAAAAATTCGGCTACATTGAAAAAATCGGCAAACCACAAAAGCAGTTTGAATCACGCTATAAAAGGAAAATTAAAAACGATGTTTCAGACATCACGCCTGAGATGTTGGATGAGGTTAGAGAACGGTTGTTTTATGGCTATCAAAAGCTGTGGTATATCGAAAAGCAACAACGTCACCGCTTTATTCTGAAAAGCCGCCAAATCGGGGCAACGTTTTATTTTGCCTTTGAAGCCTTGGATGACGCGATACGCACTGGCGATAATCAACTTTTTTTATCTGCCAGCCGATCACAAGCTGAAGTATTCAAGTCTTATATCATTGCATTTGCCATGACTGAGTTTGAAATTGAATTGAAAGGTGCTGAGTTTTTAAAACTTGGTAACGGTGCTGAACTTAGATTTTTATCGACGAATAGCACGACCGCCCAAAGCTACCACGGGCATTTATACACGGATGAGGTGTTCTGGATTCTAAACTTTGAAAAAGTCAGCAAAGTATCCAAGGCAATGGCAACGCATAAGAAGTGGCGACGTACCACGTTTTCCACGCCATCCGCACAATCACACGGGGCGTATAAAGATTGGAGTGGTGAAAAATACAATGCCAACTTGCCAGAAAAACAGCGTAAAACCTTTGATGTCAGTCATGAAGCCTTAAAAGACGGCAAGTTGTTTCCTGACGGTACTTGGCGACAAATAGTTACTGTCGAAGATGCCGATAAGATTATCAAAGCTGAAATAGCGGCGGGAACTAAAACTGACGAGGTGGATTTATTCGACATTGATATTCTGAAAACTGAATACAGCAAAGATGAGTTTGATAATTTGTTTATGGGCAAATTTATCGACGATTCACAGTCTGTGTTTAGTCTTGCGACGCTTGCCGCGTGTACTGTTGACGTTGAGGAATGGACGGATTACAAACAATACAACGCCCGCCCGTTTGGTAATAAAGCGGTTAGTCTTGGTTTTGATCCCTCTCGCACAACCGATAATGCCACCATTGCCTTGCTAGAGATACCAACTGCACCGAATGCCCCGTTTAGATTGCTACAACGTGTCAGTTATAGCGGGATGAATTTTGAATACCAGGCGAACAAAATAAGGGACTTTGTGGATAGCCATAACGTCGTCCACATTGGCATTGATGTCACAGGCATGGGTGTAGGCGTATTTGAACTTGTCGAAGTGTTTTATCCGCTTGCCACACCGATTCATTATTCTGTTGATGCAAAAAACAGGCTGGTTTTAAAAGCCTTGGATGTCATTAACAATGGTCGGTTTCGATTCATGGCACATGACACAGAAGTTATTCGCGCCTTTATGATGATTACCCGCACCACAGCGGGTAATGGCATGGTTATTTATAGCAGTCCGCGCAATAAAGATAGCGGTCATGCAGACGCGGCATGGGCAATCATGCACTCAATGTCTTATGAGCCGATACGCCCACAACAAGAAACCACCGTCACCTTTGGACACTAAATCATGAAAATCATAGAATCACTTACTAACGCAGGACGCGCTTTTGTTGATAGCTACGCGACTAAGCCAGTCACAGATAAATCCTTTGTGTTTAGCTTTGGTGATCCTGAGCCTGTGTTAAATAATGCGCTGGTTAATTTTGGTAGTTTTTTAACCATGCAAGGGAATTATTATGAGCCGCCTGTGAGCTTAATTGGATTGACTAAATTATTAGCGGCTAATCCGTATCATGCTCCTATTCTGCATTTTAAAAAGAACATGATTAGCCGTTGGCACAAGCCTACAGCATTAATTAATAATCAAACGCTGATTGATTCTGCGTTTGATTTTGTCACGTTTAGCAATAGCTATTATCAGCAACATTTAAACGGCTTTGGTAAAGTCGTTAGATTGTCTCGCTTGCCTGCGTTAAATATGCGCGCATCGCATAAGCCTAATACCTATATTCAGTTATTAACCAATAACCAGCGATCAGCGATTGGACAGCAATACATTGAATATGCCGAAGGTGAAGTTATTCACATCAAAGAAACCGATGTCAGCCAAGATGTATACGGTGTACCGCAATATATCGGTGGTATCCAATCCATTCTATTGAGCGAATCCGCTACGTTATTTCGCCGTAAATATTATGTGAATGGGGCGCATTTAGGTTATATCCTCGTTACGCATGATGCCAATATCGGCGAAGATACCGCAAAACAAATCCAGACTAATATCGAACAAGGTAAAGGTGCAGGTAATTTTCGTTCCATGTATTTAAATATCGGTCGTTCAGCCAGCCGTGAACCTGTAAAAGTGATTCCGATAGGCGATATTGGTACAAAAGATGAATTTCAGAAGATTAAAGAAGTCACGGAAATGGAAATGTGCGCTATGCACCGTGTTTATCCCAGTTTAGCGGCAATTATCCCCTCCAATACTGGTGGGTTTGGCAACATCAATGACACATTGGCTGTTTATAAAGAGGTAGAAGTGATACCACTACAAAAACATTTCTTAATGGTTAATGAGCAGATAGGGCGTGAGGCAGTGATGTTTGAATAACAGGTGCGGGTATTTTCGTTGGTTTTTAGCTATAATCCTCAAAAAATTGTGAGGATTTTATTTATGGCTAAAGTAGTTTGCCCGCATTGCGGTGGTAATGCCCGCATAGCATCAAGAAGTAAAATGAATGATAAAGGCACAATCGCTAATTTACGTTGTCAGTGCCTAGATGCTGATAATTGTGGGGCTATCTTTGTTACTACACAAGCCTATTCCCACACCATCACACCACCGATTAAATCCACGCAACAGATTTGTATGGATTTAATCAGCCGACTTAGCAAGGACGAAAAGCAAGAACTGCAACGGGATTTGTTTGTTTGATGAAATATGATTCTCTTTCGCCTTTTATGGTTGCATGGGATGCAACCATAACCCAGTTTTCAGGCATAAAAAAAGCCGCGATTATCGCGGCTTTCTCGTTTATTTAACCCGATACAACGCGGGGTTTGGTTCAATTCAGAGTTATCATCTTACGCCGCCTAAGAACACCAAAAAACCCTTGCTAGGTGCTTTTTTCGCACAATCCATACCGACTTTATAGCCTGATTTTCTGTGAAAACGGGCTTGTGTGACATGGGGTTTAACTGTGACAACAGTCACTTCTGTATTGAAGATTCTCATTTTGCACCTGCCAAGAACAAATCAGTTTGTTCGATGTCGGCTTTGATAAGTTGCAAGTCTGGAATTTTTAAACCAGCGATATTGCAGTAGTTTCGTAGTTGCGGAATGAGCATTTTTAACTCAAACACGTTTTTGCTGGTGACGATTTGATTGACCAGTGAATTGATTTCTTTGCCCAATGCCAGTCTGGTTTTTAAATCAATCGTGCCATAAAAGCCATTTTTGCGAATGGCAGGTAACACTTCTTCACAAATGAAGTTGGCAAAGGCTTCGGCATTGGGTTTATTGGAACGAAAAATCAGGCGATAAATACCTGCTTCATTGATGAATTTAGCCTCTCTTTCGCCTTTTATGGTGATAAGGTTTATCACCATAACCCAGTTTTCAGGCATGTTTTCAAGCGTCATACTTGACCATGAAATGTCTAAAACAGCACAAACATCTTTCGCGCAAAACCACACTTCACCGTTTTCATCGGTGGCGGTTCTGATGTCAGTGGTGTCGAATTGGAAAGGATTAGCGAGGGGATTTAATTGGGTGTTCATGAGGATGTTCCTTTGTGTTTGTTTTCGAATATAAACACTCCGAAGAGTGCAGTTAGGAGCTTCGAAACTGCCACAAAGCGCAGCTCCAGATATTCAACATATTCTCTGGAACTCCTAACTACATCGCTATTATGCCACAAATGGACAGAACAGCAGAAATCGCTAGGCATAAAAAAACCACTTTGCTTTCGTGAGTGGGTAACGCTTTGTGTGGAGCTTTCGAAGACTCTGAACAAAGCGTACACCCCACATATAAAAATGTCAACATCGTTACAAACCAATATCTGGAATTTTCATCATCGCCATTTTGCGCTGACTATCAATAATATCGGCATAAATCTCAGTCGTTTTAATCTCAGAATGCCCTAATAAACGCGATAGCGTGTAAATATCTGTCCCCATCGTCAACTGAGTGACCGCAAAGGTATGACGTGCCGCGTGGAATGTGATGTGCTTAGAAATACCCGCCGCCAAACACCAGCGCAACAATTCCACATTCATATAAGCAGAATAACGCAGTCCTGAAAAAATGCGTCCTGCTTTTTTATCGCCTAACAAACGATGAGCCTGTGGTGATAAATCTAAATACTGTAGTCCTTTGGTTTTTTGCTGTTTGAAGATCACTCGGTGATGATCGTTTAACTGTTCAATGTCCTGCCACGTCAATTTAACAATATCACTCCAACGTAACCCCGTTAAGCAGGAAAACAAAAACGCCCGTTTTAAATCTGGATAGCGACAATCGGTTTTAACCAATGCCTTCACTTCATCAATGGTCAAATATTCGCGTTTATTATTTTCAGGTTTAATACTCGACACCTGATTTAACGGATTTGTTTTAATAATACCTTGGTGCAAGGCTTCATTAATCGCGGCACGAACCTTATTAAAATACGAACTGGCTGTATTTTTACTGAGTTTCTGGTTTGACTTTGTTCTTGCTGTATTGACCAAAAATTCTTTAAAGCCTTTGATGAAAGCAGGGGTTAATTGCTCAAAAGTTACATCGTCCGCATGGTACTTAACCAACTGTTTGAACGCACACTCCCAAATACACGCATTCGATTTTTGCGTGGTGCGTTGCTTTTCAGCCATAAGACTTTTAAAAAATGTATAAAAACTGGCTTTGGTTTTCGAGTGATCAGTAAAGCCATGCACACTGGATTGATGCTCAACAATCCGTTTTGACCGTATCGCTTCAGCTAATCGCAAGGCTTCTTTGTTGTGATGCTTTTCTTCAGGTGATTTAGGCTTATCGTAAATAAACAAATTCAACGCTTCATACTTACGTTGATGTTTGATTTTGCCGTTTTCATCGGTGGAATAACCAGAATAGAAACATAGCCTAAGCGATTTATTACCATCACTTAACTGCCGTTTCTCAAGAGTGATTTTCATTTTTACGCCTTTTTACGCCTCAAAATGCGTAAAGTGTAAATAAAGCGTAAAAATAAGACAAAGAAAGGAAAATAAACCACCATTAAAAACAAATAACCACTTGTTTTTATTTGCCTTTATTTTCTTTTAATGGTGCTTTGTTTTCTTGTCTATTTACCTATGCAGAAAGTAAAATAAACATTCATTTCAATAAGTTGAGTTTGTTATGGAGTAAATTCGATGTAAATAAAAACAAAAAAGGCGGTTTAACCGCCTTTTTTTATATGTTGCACTTAGTCTATAA